AAAATAAACACTTTTTAAAAGACCGGGGCTTCGGCCTCGGCCTTTTATTTTATTAATTTTATTATATATTATATTATGGCAAAAAAACAAGAAACAAAAAAAGAAAAGGTAGAGGTACCTGTTGTTGAAACACCAGTTGTTGAAACACCAAAACCTAAAAAAGTTGAGCCTAAAAAACCAACTTGGGAAGTAAGAGATAGAGTGTATAAATTAAAAGGTAGAAAAAAACCTTTAAGTTATATGCTAAAAACATCTAATGTTTATTATTTTGATGAACAAAAAGGTTATGAAAGAGAGCTAAAATACTGTCAAAACCAAAGAACACCATTTGTTGATGAAATGGTAGGAGATCAAAGATTAGAACATATAGTATTTAGAAGCGGTAATTTATTTGTTGAAAAAGAAAAAACTACTTTACAAAAATTACTTTCTTTATACCACCCACATAGAGATAAAATATATGAAGAGTTTAATCCTGTTGCTATAGCTGAAGATCAAATAGAGTGGTTAGAACTAGAAGCCGATGCTATATTATTAGCTAGACAAATGGATATAGATATGGCTGAAGCTATTATGCGTGTAGAAAAAGGATCTGAAGTATCTAAGATGAGTTCTAAGGAGCTTAAAAGAGATTTACTAGTATTTGCTCGTAATAATCCTGCTTTATTGATAGAACTAGCTTCTGACGATAATGTACAGCTTAGAAACTTTGGTATTAAAGCTACTGAACTTGGAATTATTAAATTATCTAATGATCAAAGAAACTTTTTATGGGGTTCTAACGATAGAAAAATAATGACAATACCATTTGATGAACATCCATATACTGCTTTAGCACATTGGTTTAAAACTGATGAAGGTATGGAAATATATACAAATATAGAAAAACGATTAAATTAATCAAACTGTAGAGCGGTCGCCCTACGGGGCGATCGTAACTACAATAAAAAAATATTATGGTAAATATAGATACAGTATATCAAAAAGTATTAGCACTAGCTAACAAAGAACAAAGAGGATATATAACTCCACAAGAGTTTAACTTATTTGCCGATCAAGCACAAAAAGAAATAATTGATCAGTACTTTTATGATATAAATCAATTTAGTAGATTACCTGGTAATAGTACTGAATATTCTGATATGCTAAGCTTATTAGATGAAAAACTTAGTGTTTTAAAAAGTTATCACACTGCTAGTGTTTCTAACGGTGTTGTTAACTTAGTAAATTTACCTAGTGATTTATATAAAATAGGTACTGTCATATACGACGGAACAATAGTAGAAGAAGTTAATAGTAACGAGCTACTAAACATAAACAAATCTCCTTTAACTAGACCTACGTTAAAAAGACCTATATATACTAATAACAATTCTGGTTTAGAAATATATCCAAATACTATAGAGAATATTAACATGACATATGTTAAAAAACCTAATACGCCTAATTGGGGCTATATTGTTGTAAATGACAAAGCTTTATACAACTCTTCTACTTCTGTTAATTTTGAAGTTAATCAAGCAGAAGAAACAGAATTAGTATACAGAATATTAACCTTAGCTGGTATTGCAATACAAAAACCAGAATTAACACAATCAGGAGCGTCTTTAGCAAGCGCTCAAATTCAACAAGAAAAACAATAAATAAATGGGATTATTAGACGGACAGACACAATACGAGTACTATAATGGTAATGACTTTGGTGGTTATCAATTTATTTCATTAGAAGACATAATAACTCAATTTCAAATTGCTTACGTTGGTGAGCACAAAATAATATCTAAAGTAAAAAGATCTGATATTGCTTTTCACGCACAAAGAGGTTTGCAAGAATTTTCTTTTGATACTTTCAAGTCTATAAAATCTCAAGAAATAGAAGTTCCAGCTACTTTAGTTATGCCACTTCCTCACGATTATGTAAATTATACTAAAATATCTTCTGTAGATTCTTCTGGTGCAAAACATCCTTTATATCCTACAAAACAAACATCAAATCCTTTTAAAATAACACAAGATGATGATGGTTCTTATGACTTTACATTTCCAGAAACTAAACTAGTTAAAAAAGGTGATTTTGCAGCTGGCACAAAAGTATTTCAAAACGGTGGTGATTGGACTAAAAGTTCTCCAGTTTCTACAGATAAAATACATTTAGTTAATGAAAAACTAGTTTTTAGACACGGTAGTAACGCACTTATACCTCCAGCAAATACTGCTACTACTAGTAGAGCTTATGCTGTTTATCAAGAAATAGATGTTAGTAATATAGATGTTTTTGATTTGTCTGCAGCAGGAACTTCAGCAGCAGCTGTTACAGGTAAAGGAGTTGGTACGGTAAGAGTTGGTATTAGTACTTTAACATATCCAAATTATATTGTTTTAAAGTCAAATCCTAATACAATTCAAAAACCTTCGCTTAATAACACTGACGATCCATTTGATGTTTACACAACAGGAGGCGCTCGTGCTTTACTTACTTTTAACGATGGTACTGGTGTAGAATCAAGTTCTTCAATAACAGACATAGACGTTACTAACTTAGATACTGTTTATGTATTAATAACTAGTTTTATAGAAAACTTTACAGATAGTTCTCTTAGTGATAGTGAAAACAAAGTAGATGATGTAGTAATTACTTGTGATGCTCAATCTGATTTTTTACAAACACCAGGTGACTCTACAGCTTGGAGTAATTATAAATCAAATAAACCTAGCGAAAACACTCAACATGATTATCAAGATTATCAAAATGATATTCTTTGGCCTAATGAAGGTGGAAGGTATGGTTTAGAGCCTTTTAATGCTCAGATTAATGGCTCTTTTTATATAGAACAACGAACAGGTAGAATATATTTTAGCTCTAATATTTCTGGAGAAACTGTGATATTAGATTATATAAGCGATAGTCTTGGTACAGATGGTGAAATGCAAGTACATAAGTTTGCTGAAGAAGCTATGTATAAATATATAGCTTATGCTATTTTATCTACGTCAGCAAATCCAATTCACCAAAACTTAGCACCTAGATTTAAAAGAGAAAGGTTTGCAGCTACAAGATTAGCAAAACTAAGATTATCAAATTTAAAATTAGAAGAATTAACTCAAGTGCTTAGAGGTAAATCTAAGCATATAAAACACTAGTATATGCCGCAAATAAATCATCAGTTCACTGCTGGTAAAATGAACAAAGATCTTGATGAAAGACTTGTTCCTAACGGTGAATATAGAGACGCTATGAATATACAGGTTTCTACTTCAGATGAGTCTGAAGTTGGTACTGTTCAAAATATATTAGGTAACTCTTTAATTAGTGGTCAAGATTTTATATCAGACGATGCAGTCTGTGTAGGTACTATTTCAGACGAAAAAGAAAACAAGTTATATTACTATGTAACTAATAAAGATATTATTTCAAACGGAGATTTTTCTCAAGATAGTAACAACAACGGTTTTGCTGATAATTGGAATTTAGGTACTGGTTGGAGTTGGGATGCTGTAAACCAAATAATGGTTGGTGATTCTGTTGCTAGTCAAAACGCTATTACTACAGATGTTTTTGAAGGTAAAGTAGCGTTAAATGATATATGTGTTATTACGCTAACAGTTAGTAATTATCAAGACGGAGATTTAGCTATATATTTTTATAATGAAAACGGTAATGGTTTTACAGTTAGTCAATTTACACCAACAAACAAAACTTATAGATTTATAGGTACAGTTGGTAGTAGTGTTAGTACTAATAATAATTTTATAGGTAAATTAAGAATTAGAAGAGAGGGTAATACTGGTTTTACTGGTAATATAGATAATATTTCAGTAACATATGGTAATGATCTTATAATACAACACGATACAGATAAAAATATTATTACGCCTGTTTTAGTTGATACTACTAAAGAAGTTTTAAAATTTTATCCTGACAAAATAATAACAGGTATAAATATAATAGATGATATGCTTTTTTGGACAGATAACTTATCTGAGCCTAAAAAAATAAACATAAAAAGAAGTATTGAAGGCACAGATATTAATGGTATTACTCATACTACATTTGAAAATAAAGATACAGGTGGTAGTGTAAGCATACAAGAAAAACATATAACTGTTATAAAACAAAAACCAGTATTAGCACCTTCAGTAAAATTAATACAAGATAGAGATCCAGATAGAACATATACAGCTTTAACTACTTTAACTAATGATAATAATTTTTTAAATAATGTTCAAATAGGATCTTTTTTCACTATGGATCTTCCAACTAACGCAAACAACGAGAGTGGCTTTGTTTTAGACTGGGCTGTTGGTGACATTTTATATTTAAAATCTTTTGAAGGAATTGATTTTGATCAAAAACCAGTAATTCCATTAGATGATTTTGATTTAAAACTTAAAATAGTTTCTGATCCTAGTAATCAATTTACAGACGAAGATTTTGAAAAAATTAGTAATTTTGATTTTAAAATACCTAGTGCTACTGGAGCCGAAGCGCTTGGCTGGGATTTTTCTTATGGCACTTATAATTATAACAATGAAGAAGATAAATACGAATTACAAGATTCAGCTCAATACAAAACGCACACAAGTCCTACTATATCAAATTTAGTAGAAGGTGGTCTTTATAAACTTTCTTTAAAAATTAGTAATTACACTGAAGGCTCTATACAAGCTTGGCTAATAGTACCTGGTAGTTTTTACTCACCAGCTGCAAACGCTGATACTAGTAAAGTTTATGGCTATAGACTTAATAGTGACGCTACAGGTAGTAGCGTTAATATGACTAGTAACGGTGTGTATGAGTTTAATTTTGATTTAAATCTTCCTCAAGCAACTAACGATTGGTCTTCTAGTCAAAGCAGTTACTATGATAATCCTAATAAAGTAGTAATTAGAACTTATGATGATGCTAATGGTAACAACACAACTCTTGATATAGATTATGTTTCTTTACAAAGATTAGATGCTTCTGATGCTAAAGTAAAAGTTGAAACTTTAGCTATAAATACTTCTGTACCTACAATACCTGTTGACAAAACAGAGTTATCTTTTGTTGTAGATAAATTTAACGATACAAAACGTCTTTTTGAATTTAAATTTCCTAGAATAGCTTATAGATATAGATATCAAGACAATGAATATTCTGCTATATCTCCTTTTTCACAAATTGCTTTTGCACCAGGTTCTTTTGATTATCATCCTAAAAAAGGTTATAATTTAGGTATGGCAAACAGAATTACTAGTATAGAAATAGAAGGATTAAAAACTCTTCTTCCAGACGGTGTTTCAGAAATAGATGTTATATATAAAGAAGAAACATCTCCAAACTTATATGTTGTAGATACTATAAGACCAAATAATAACCCTTTAACATCTTCTACTTATAGCGATATAGGTTGGACAAATGGAAAGTATATAATAAACTCAGAGCAAATATACAAAGCTATATCTTCTAATCAAATATTAAGACCTTACGATAATGTTCCTAAAGTAGCGTTAGCTCAAGATGTTGTTGGTAGTAGAATTGTTTATGGTAATTATAAACAAGGCTTTGACTTAAAATATGGTAATACAGATTATTTACCTGATTTTAGCGCTAATATAATTAGTCATCAAATAAACAATATAACTTTGCCTTCTGTAAAATCTTTGAGAGAATATCAAATAGGTGCAGTTTTTGTTGATGAATATGGTAGAGAAACTCCTGTTATATCTAGCCCTGTTGGAGGTTTAAGAACAGATAAAAAAGATGGAGATACTCAAAATAAAATTAAAATTTCTTTTAACAATACAGATTATCCTGAAGGATTAAAATACGTTAAGTTTTATATAAAAGAAACTTCTGGAGAATATTACAACATGGCAATGGATCGTTGGTACGATGCTGAAGATTCTCAAGTGTGGTTGTCTTTTCCTTCTTCAGATATTAATAAAATAAAAATTGACGACTTTTTAATATTAAAAAAAGGTGTAGAGCGTAATGAGCTAGTAACAGACGAAGCTAAATTTAAAATTTTAGATATTAAAACAGAGGCACCAGAGTTTATAAAGAAAAGAAAAATTTTAATAGAAGAAATAACACACAATACAGACTCTACTGCAGGTACAGTTACTGAAATATTTTCAGATGTAGACGCTTTACCAGTTAAAGGTAGACAGTCTTTTAAAATGAATTACGAAGAATTATCTGGATCTCTTAGTAAAGATTTAGAAAATGAAAGTGATAAAAATGAGTTATATATAGAGTTTGTAGATAAAGCTAATGTAAAATCTTCTAAAAGATATAGAATAAATAAAATAAGCAGTGATTTTAATGCTAGTGGTATTCAGTTGGCCGACGCACAATACAATGTTATATTAAGCGAAATACTTGGTAATGAAATAAATTTTATATGTAACGACTCTACTGGTAATAATCCAACTTCTATAAACGATAATATAACAGTTAAGTTGTATAAATATAATCCTGAAAATTCTTCTCAGTTCGATGGTAAGTTTTTTGTAAAGATAAATAGTACTGGAGCTATAAATGCTAATATTCTTTTAGGATCTGTATTAACTGGAGAGCCTAGTTATAGATTAAAGTATTCTAAAAGATTATATTCTATGAACTCTGATCAAATTACTACTCATAGATCGCAGTTAACTGGTCAAAGTTTTGGTCAGTATGGAGAAAATTTTGGTAGATTTGCTCCTTATTTTAGAAACTATCCAAGGCAAAGTACTTATGAAACAATGGGTACTTCGGATGGTACTAAAGATACTGGTGCATACAGGTTCGGACAAGGTCCAGTTGTAAGCAATACTAGTATGTATTTTAACCAAACAATTACTAGAGATGATTCTAAACTTGAATTAGCTTATATAACCGTAGGTCAAGATGAAAGTTGGAGTTGGAGTAGTTACCATGATTTTAATAATAATACGCATCAAGCTCGTGCTAGAAGAGCAGATACTCACGGTTGGAAAAAAACAGAAAGAATAAACAATACTGTTTGGTTTATTGACGGTGGTCCTAAAGAAGGTATAAGGTACAACGCTAATACTTATAGTAGTTTAGCTTTTGGAACTAGCTATATCGACGCAAGCGAAAACTCAAATGGCTTAGGTACTAGAGAAAACTATGGTGGCGCTTGTATGTTCGATATAGGTATTGGTGGTCTTTTAAGAAATACTATATATGGAGATATACCTGGTGTAGAACCTTCTACTGCTCCTCAAACAGTAGACCACATAAGAGACAGCAAAAGAGTTCAAGCAGATTTTTGGAATTTTGGTACAAGTGGTGGTAACAATAATTACGACACTCAAGCTAATATCGATGTTGTTAGTGCTATTTACAATTCTAATACTAAATTTAGATTTAGAGAAGATCCAAGCCAAGAAGTTTATACTATAACTAATTCTAACAAAGTTGCTAAACTTAGATATGACGCTGGTAAAACAGATGGTAGTGACACCCCAGGTGGAAACGCTGGTCAGCCAAGTGGTTGGCTTTGGGATGATACAGTTTTAACTGTTACTAATCTTAACACAATGCTTAGTGGTACGGCACCTCCTCAAGCAGGACCTAATTACAATGAGCAAGACGAAGGTTGGCCAGGATTTAGCGGAACTGGCTATGCGCCTCATACAAGAAAAAGAACTGCTCAGCTTTCTCCAAACTTTTCAACTAACTTTCAGATAAAAGCTTTAAATTCTTCTGGTGGAGCTACAATACCTTGGGATCCACAAGGCTCACTAGGTGCTATAGCCGGTGGATTAGTATTAACTAAAGCTCACTCTGCATATACTAGTGGTAGCGCGCACGAACCAGAGCATAATTACGGTGCTGCTGCTGGAGACTCTAACGCTTATATATTTGTAGATGATTTAAGTGCAACTAATCACGATGGTAAAACGTTTGATATTCAAGAAAAAATGATATTAACAGCACACTCTAATACTGATTTATTAGATGGTACTGATAGTAAAGAAGAATTATTAATTTGGAAAATAGAAGAAGTTTCAGGTGCTTATAAACTATGGCTTTGTGGTTATAGAGTTCCTTTAAATGTTTCTGGATCAACTGCTGTTGGTATATCAAGCCATGATTTTGTAGGAAATAAACCTGTTAGTCAACAGAACTTAACTTTTAAGCAACCAGTAATGAATGGTTACACTCAATATTCTTGTAACAGAATAAATGCTCAAGATGCATTAGATCATGGTTATGATCTTTATGATCCTGACATGGGTATATATGGAGGTACACCTGGTATATTACCTGTTTATTATCATCTTGAAATTGTTGAAGAAATAGATCGACAAGCTACACTTCCTACTGACCCAGCTATATTTGAAACAGAGCCAAAAGAAACAACAGGTTTAGATATATATTATGAGGCTAGTGGTTATAATCCTTTGTATTTAGATAATGAAACAATACAAATAGCCTTGCCTATAAACTCTATAGTTTCTAACACTCAAAACGTTAACGCTATGGATGCTACCTCTTATATCGACGCTCATGGCTTTGATGACTCTATAACTGCTGATGCTGGTAATAGCGGTTGGTATATAAAAGTTATAGATAATGGTAATAACAGGCCTTTAATAGCTGACAGTAATACTTCTTATCTAGACGTTTCAGATAATTTACAAATAAATAGACCAGACGGAAGTTCAATTATAGTTACAGTAACAGGTTACACAGAAGACACTGGCAATAGATCAGAGTATATATTTATAAGTGAACAGTTATATGGCTCTAACACGTCTTATGTTTTAAATTGGCACAATTGTTTTGCTTTTGGTAATGGTGTAGAATCTAATAGAATAAGAGATGCTTTTAACTTGCCGTTTATAGCTAATGGTGTAAAAGCTTCTACTACCTTAGAGTTTTCTAATTATAAAGAAGAACATAGAAAATATGGTATGATATATTCTGGTTTATATAATGCCAATAGCGGTGTAAATAATTTAAATCAATTTATTGCTGCAGAAAAAATTACAAAAGATATAAATCCAATATATGGTAGCATACAAAAGCTACATACTAGAGACTCTGATTTAATAGCTCTTTGTGAAGATAAAGTAATACAAATATTAGCAAACAAAGACGCTGTATTTGAAGCCGATGGTAATCCTCAGCTAGTAGCCTCTAATAGAGTTTTAGGTCAATCAAGACCTTTTGTTGGCGAGTATGGTATATCTAAAAACCCAGAGTCTTTTGCGTCTGAGTCTTACAGAGTTTATTTTGCAGACAAAGTTAGAGGTACAATACTTAGATTGTCAATGGATGGTTTAACACCTATATCTGATGCTGGTATGAAAGACTGGTTTAGAGATAATTTAAAAATAAGTAAAAATATTATAGGTAGTTATGACGATAAAAAAAATGAGTTTAATATTACTTTAGATCAATATCATAGTAATGAAACTGGAGCAACTTTAACTTTTAAAGAAGATGTTAAAGGTTGGTCTACATTTAAATCGTTTGTACAAGAACTTGGTGTTAGTTGTAACAACAACTATTATACTTTTAAAGAAGGTAAAATGTACTTACATAATGACGAGTCTGTTGATAGAAATACTTTTTATGGTGAATACGAAAACTCTAGTTTTAACGTTGTTTTAAATGACATGCCTTCTGTTGTTAAATCATTTAACACATTAGTTTATGAAGGTACTCAATCTAAAGTAGATCAAAATCTTCAAGATAAAGATTATTACAACTTACAAAATAAAACAGGTTGGCACGTTACTAATATCACTACTGATAAGCAAGTAGGTAGTTTAAATGAGTTTATAGAAAAAGAAGGCAAGTGGTTTAATTATATAAAAGGTGTAAAATCAAGTATAAGTAGTACAACTGATTTTGGTGCCTTTGATATACAAGGTATAGGTATATTAAAACAAACTATATCATCATTTGCTCAAGCTTCAGAATACAAAAACTCTACCGGTACGAGTAATTCTACAACAACAATTCAGTTTTATGGTTGGGATTATATAAATAATATTATGGAGTTTGATCAAGAAATAAATCCTTCAGCTCAAGTAGGTGATACTGTTTATTATGTACAGTCTGATGATCTTAGTTCTAATGGTAGTTTTGATACTGTCGATGTTAATAATATAGTTGAGTTTGGTGTAATTATAGATAGAACTTTAAAATCAATAACAATTGCTGAGATAGACTCGCCTTATATAGTTGACAATGATATTACAAAAAGTATAAACGGACCTGTTGTTGATCCTAGTCATGGAGCTTACATATTATTCTCAAAAAATCAAAATATAAATACTTCAAGTTTACTTGGTTATTTTGCTGAGGCTAAATTTGAAAACAACTCTATAGATAAAGTTGAATTAATTTCTGTTTCATCAGAAGTAACCGAAAGCAGCAAATAAAAAATTATGCCAAAAAAAATAACGCAATTTAATATAGACACTACTAATATAAGTCAGCACGGAGAATCAAGATCTTTTAGTATACTTGGTCAAAGTGGTGCTGGATTTTTTTTAACTATAAAAAATGAAGATGGTAGTTATTATAATTTTGAAACTAGAAGTTTTCAAACAAGTGAAACTTATTTACAACAAACTATAGTTGGTACAGAGTTTTCTTCTATTATTAGTTTTCCACCAGTTTCAGACGCTGATAGATATGACTTTTTTTTATTAGCTGATGTTAGTTTAGACTCTGAGCACGATAACTATATAGAAGCTAGAGATATTGATGGTTCTATCAGTGTAAACGATAGTTATGGCTCAAATTCTAATTTAGTAAAAAAAGTTATATATCAAACTTTAGATCAAGTTTTAACTATAGACACTGTAAATCTTAGTGGTGGTTCTGGTTTCAACAGTTACACAGATACTACAGATGCTATTACTGTTAATTACCAAGGGTCAACTCCAGTTACACCATTTACTATAACAATTACTTCTGCAAATGGAAGCGCGTTTTCACTAGCAAGACAACCTGTAGCTAATGATTTTTTAGCTAAAACAACGCTTAGAACTATAGGTAGTGCTGTTACTACTGGAGCGCTAGCGCATTTAAGTGAAGATTTAAAAGTTTGGGAGCTAGATAATGTAGCTGATATTGCTGAAGGCATGACCGTTCTTGGTACTAATGTAACCGCTAATACTGTTGTAAAAACTAGTGAAGTTACTATTACCCCTCCTCCTACTCCTCTTAATCCTAATCCTACTATTGCTACATTTGTTCAACCAGCTGTTGTACGTAGAGGACCTATTACTATAACTAGAGATGGTACTACTAATATAGTTACAACTTCTTTTACAGGTAATGTTTGTTTTAACGTTGCTCAAGATTCAGGTTTAGCAGATGACACAGATGTTCAGTTTTATGCTTGGGGACCTGGTCAAATAAATACTATGAAAGGTTGGGATATATCAATAACAGATTTAAAAGCAGAAATAACAAAACCAACAACAACAACTACAGGTGCTGTTAGCAATAGCACTAGCGTTCCTATAACAAGCGCTCGCGGTATAATGGATGGTGATGTTAGCAGCGTTAGTAGCTTAAATATAGACTCTACAGTGACAGATCCAACAGTAACAACAATAGGTAGTTATAATGAAAGTTCAGCTCAAACAGCTACGTTAACTTTGAGTGCCGCTCAAACTTTAGAAGCTGGAGAGGTTTTAACGTTTGATAATGCCGGACAAACAATTACTATAACTGGTAATATAAAAGTTGACAATGCTAACGCTAGTGCTAGTATATTTTTAGACATTAGTAAGTTTGTAATAGCAACTGTAGAAACTGCTTAATAGTAAAAAAGAGCTAAAAACTGTGACTATATTACTTATAATTAAATAATATATTATGAGTAACGAATTAAAAATTCGTAAAATAGAAATACAAGATTACAAATATATAAATAAATGGTGGGTGGATCAAGGTTTTAAACCTGTAAGTTTAGAAGTTTTACCAATGAAAGGCTTAGGTGGTTTAATTATAGAAAAAGAAAAACCAATAGCAGTGGCTTATTTATATTTAACAAATTCAAATATGGGTTACATAGATAATTTAATATCTGACCCAAACTATATATCAAAAGATAGATTTAATATTATATTAGAATTAATAGCAGCATGTAAACAAATGGCTTTAGATGTTGGTTGTACAGATATCTGGGCTATAAGCAATAGCAAGGGTATTATAAAAAGATGTGAAAAATTACAATATAATATATCAAAAAATAATTACGCAATAATATCAATATAACATGGATCCAGTAACAGGTGTGAAAGCTGCTGCTTATGGTATGCAGATCTTAGGTGGTAAAAAACAAAAAAGAGAAGCTAGAAAAGCAGCGGCTGCAGCTTTAAAAGAAAGACAAGCTCAGCAAAAGAAATTAGATGAAGAAATGGCTAATTACAAAGCTATGAAATTTACTAATCCTTATGCTAATTTAGAAAATACAATGGAAGACTTAAGAGTTTCTACTCGAGCTGCTGATTTTGCAGCACAAAGAGCTGCTCAAGGTAGGGCTGATATATTAGGTCAACTAAGAGGTGCTGCTGGTAGTAGTGGTATAGCTGGTTTAGCACAAGCTTTAGCAAACCAAGGAGCTTTACAAGCTCAACAAGCTTCTGCTAGTATAGCTCAACAAGAAATTTCAAATGAACAAGCTAGAGCTCAAATGGCTCAAAGAATACAGATGCAAAAAGCAAGTGGAGACGCTGCAGTTCAACAGGCTATGTCTAGTAGACAAGCTACTATACTTGGTATGCAACAAGGTCAAGCTGCTGGAGCTAGTGAAGCTTATCAGCAAGCTTTAAAAAATCAAAGAGCAGCAAATGCTTATGCAAATCAAATGATGATAAAAGGTGCTACTGGTATAGCTGGTATGGCAGCAGAAGGAGATTTTGGTAGTCTTTTTCCACAAGACGATGGCACTATTGACATACAACCAAAAAAATTAGAACTTCTTGAAACTGATGATGACATAGATATTTTCAGAAGAAACGATGTGTCAGTACCAGGTATTAATGATTAAAAAAATAAAAATAAAATAATATGGCAGATTCACCAAGTTTATTAGGAAAAGCAGATAGTACTTTAGCACAAATGTCATTAGCGCAAGCTAGAGCTAATGTTCCATCAGATCTTTCTGAGGTTTATAAGTTAGAAGCTGACACAGTAGATATGTTTACTCAAGGAGTTGCAACATACTTCGATGTATTACATCAAGATCATAATAAGTTAAAAGACGAGCTTGTAGAGTCCGTTAAAACAGTTACAGCTAATTTATCTGCTGGTACTATGCCAGATGATGAAGGTATAAATCTTTATACAGACCACTTAACTGGTTTAAAAGAAAGATTAAAAGGTATACCTAAAGGAAAGCAAGGAGATGTTGAAAGAGCTAAAATAAGAGCTGAGTTAAATAGATTACAAAACTCTACTAAAGCTATGGAAGATGTTCAAGAAGATGTAATGACTAGAATAGAAAGTTCTGATTTTATACCAGGCGCAGTTCCAAAAGAAGATTTACAAATATTAAAAGCTATATCTAATGGTAATGCTAAAAGAGAAATAGTAAATGGTAATTTAGTTTATTCAATACCTGGTACTGATACAAAAATAACTCATAATGATTTAAATGAGTTGTTAGTTTCAAATAATCCTGAGTTAAATGGTAAAGTAAACGAAGTTACAGTAAGTGCTTCTCAACTTGACCCATCAGCTAACTTTCAAGATAAAAGACAAGCTTTTATAAACTCTTATGAAAAAACTATTAATAGTAAAAGTGACTATGCTTC